ATTACATGGCCACCCGTATCGAGCGTGATCCCGGCATTGACGGTCAGATTATGGTATTGGGCATCTCCAGCGAGAATGGTGTTCACTGAAATGACAACATCGCCGTCCGCTCCACTTCCGTAAAGGGTTACGTTGATCCCATTCGGCAGCGTAATCGTCAAAACCTCAGCCATATAAAACTGCTGGCTGGATTGAAGTAATGTCTGGAGTGGGCCGGATACAGTTTTCACTATCTCACCGTCACGAAGCTCAGACTACTAAGCTCCCAAAGGTTATACATAAATTGATTGAATGAATTAGACGATGACCCCGATACCTGGCCATCATCGCTATATTCCAGAAAGCAAACGCGCTTATAGTAGGAAAAGTTCGCAGTGATGGGAACTGCGCCGGGAATATGACCCGCCTTTAATGTCAGCATGCCGCCGTTGAAATAGCTGATCGTCCCGGCATATGATTTGATGTCATAATAAGACACATCCTGCAGGACGCCGTTGACATAAATATACAAAACCGGCGTAGGGCTGATTGGTGCCTGAATATCAAGGCATGGCTCTATGAACCCGCCGTATGTCCTGATCAGCTGGAAGGCCGCCGTCACGCCGTCGCCAGTTGCGATGGCCTGCCCGGTGACTATATTATCGGATGGGTCCACGTAGAGGAAGGAATCAAACGCACCCTGCCGGGCCAGATAGAAGCCCATCAACGTCTTTAATTCATTGTGGGCAACGTCGTCGCGCAGGATGTCATAGGAAAGATCATAGCGATAAATCGGATATTGATAAAATGCCGCCCGCAGGGATCGGCCTGATGCTGATTTCTGGATGAGCGTCGAAAAGACAGGCGTCTTCTGGAGATCCCATTTGAGGCCCTGCGCCGTCGGGAATATCAAGTTGGACATTTTTCACCTTCTTATCCCTAATCGCCTCGAACTTCCGCTGAGGCTTTTCAGCACCTTGCGTCCTTCTCTTGACATGAATGATTTTGTATCAAGGGCCGTGATATTGATGTTAGTGTTTCCGCCGCCACCGGTCATATTCCTGACGTTGCTGGCGATATCCGCAGGCAGGACCATTTCTTGCGAGTGAAGCTGCGTGACGGGATTGACGCCTGCCGGGATATCATAACCGCCTGCCGCCGCCGCCGCCGGAGCCCACGCCATCGCCTCTCCGAATGCCAGCGCTGCAAACGTTTCACCATAGAGCCATCCGTAAGGCATATTCTCGCAAGCATCCGCATAGGCCGCCGCCGCCGCACACGCTGCCGATCTGGTTACGGATGCTACAGACTCCTCGCTTTCGATGGCCTGCTTCTCCGCCGCCCCGGAAAGCCCCAGCGCCACCATCAAGGCGTTGAATCCCTCCTGGACGGCTGCCATCGCGTCAGAGTTCTTGATCCAATTCATCAACATCTTTCCCAGCATATCGACGAAGGAGGACAGGATGGATACACCCATGTTCGAGATTGCCTTGGATATCGTCGTAGTGCCCAGAATGATGCCCTTGACGGAGGTATCAAGCGCGGTCTGTAATGGCTGGAAGAGTGCATCGTAGGTTTTCTTCGATTCGAGGGCGAGCTTGTTATTTAATGTCGAAATCGCGTCATCGTGCTTTTCGCTGGCGAGCCTCATCTTGTCCTGGACGGATTGCCATACCTGTGGATATTTCTCGGCCAGGGCTTCCCATTCCTTGAAGTGCTTCATCTCCTCGGCGTATAGGTCATCCTGGAGCTTTTTCTCATCGGTGATCTGCTGTGACGCGGATATCTTGCCAAGCTGATACTTGGCATCGAGCGCCTTCGATTTTGCCGCCGTGGATTTCTCGGCGAGCGTGATCTCCGTCTGGATTTGCTTCTCGGCGTCCGTGATTTCCGTCTGCGCGTCCTTCTTTTCAAGTTCAAAGATCTGATGTTTGACCTCGAATGCCTCCGCCGATCCTGCCTTTGTCAAGGTCAGTTTCGTCTGCCAGTATTCCTTCTCGCGGGTAGTGGAGAAGTCGAAATAAGCCTTTTCATCCATCTTCTGCTTTTCGAGTTCATCGCGCCACTCGGCCATGCGCGATTTATCCTCTTTCGGCTTCTTTGTGTCCGGGGCCTCAAACGATTTCGTTCCCTTGCCCGGCCCGGCTGCGGATGATCCCTTCGCGCCGGATGGCATCCAGATCGCCTCGAGGCGTTTAGCTGATTTCTCGGCATCGGCAACGATCATGTCATTGGTGGCCTTCATATCAATCTGAGCATCTTTAAAGCCGCCCTTCATGGTGTCCCATGCGCCCTGAAAATCACCATGCACGATCTGAACAACGGCTTTCGCAACAGACGCAACGACGTCGCCGATGGCATAGAGCGTGCCGATGATTGCCGCGCCTGCCATCTTAACGGATAGGGAAAGGCCCTCAAAGACCGTCAGGAATGCCTTCACCGCGCCCATGACGGAAGGCAGGACGGTAGACGCGAAATCGCCCATGGCCCCGGCCAGCGAAACGACCGAGGGCAACACTTCATTTCCAATCTTGATTTTGACGGCGTCAAATATGATATCGAGGATGTTGAGCTGGTATGAAAATTCTTTTGTCTGCTGGGCTGCCTGCGTGCCGACGACAAGGCCGTAGGTGTTCGCCACATCCGTGGCCTGCTTCATGACGCCCTGAGTAAGATTGAGGTATTTATAGACCTCGGCGGCACCGCGCCCGAAGGCATAGAGGGCAAATTGGTTACGATCCGCGCCTTCTTTGTATTCGGCCATGGCCTTGATCGCATTGTCGAAGATTTCCGTCTGGGTGAGGAGGTTCCCGTTGCCGTCCTTTAACTGGACGCCCAGCTGCTCCAGGGCCTCCGCGTTGCTTTTGATGTGCATACCGAGGCGCATATTCATTGCCGCATATTCCTCGGTTGACCCGCCGATGATCTTGATGGCCGTGGCCAGGACGGATGCTTGCTCGGTCGTCTGCCCCATAACCCTGGATAGCGACAAGATGCTCGCGTTATAGGACGTGGCGGCATCGATGGCCGACTTGATAGCGCCAACAGAAAGCACTCCAGCAAGGAGAGCGCCGAATTTCGACAGGACGCCGTTCATGCCTTCCACCGAGCCGGTGATCCGCTGGGCCGCTGCTTCAAAGGCGTCCGCGCCAGCCGCCGATCCGGTTTTTACGCTTTCGATCTTGAGTTCGTCAGCCATGGCTATTTCTTTATCGCGTCCGCTACGGCCTTCGCCTTGTCCACAGCACTATTGATCGCGCCCTGCGCTGCTGTTGCATCCGCTGCCGCTTTATCGGCGGCTGCGAGGATGTTCGCCTTGTTGTTTCGATAAACAAGAACCACGCCGATGACCAGCGCGGCCAGAATCGCTAATCCGATGATGATCTTAATCATGGTGAAACTCCCTTCTTAATTGTTTTAACTGAGAATCCTGCAGCGGCAAAATCGCCGATGATCGTCTCAAGTTCTGAACCGCTGGCCGGTGCTGCATTTTTCTTTGACGGCTTGATACCCACAAACGCGGCCAGAACGATATGCAGCGGCGGGTGATCCTTCCAGTAATCCATCATTCCATAAAGGCGGGGAAGGGTCATGTAATCGTCAATATACTCCCATGACCAGCCGGTTATCGTCATGAGGTGGGTATAGATAAAGTCCCACTCTGGCCAATCCCCGCCAGTATTTCCCCCATTGTCTTGGCGAACCCCGACCCGCCCATGACCGCCTGCGTGATCTCCATGATGTTACCGAGATCAATCATTTCCTCAACCTGATCGATTGTCAGCTCAGGATAATTGCGCGACAGGGCCGCATGGATCACGCGGATCATCCGCTCGTTGTTGTCGGCGGTCCTGTCCTTCATGGCCACGATATCTTCCTTCAGCGCCTTTAGTTGCTTGAAGGAAAGGGGAGGGACAATGTATTCCTCCCCGCCGATCGTTACCTTCGTTCCGTCAAATTTCGGTGCCATCATCCACTACCTCATTATTAGAATTCATACACGCTAATGGAGCCGACGATGTTGGCATCATCAGCCATCATGGAGATGTCGAATTCTGGGATATTGAAATCTTCCAACTTTGTGGCGAAGGCCAATTTGCCCTTGCCCTGATAGACCTGGTTCAGCGTCATGCTGAAGAACGTGGACTGGCCGAGGAGCTGGTTGTTGATCGTGAATTTCGTGCCGGGTGCAACCGTCGTCGTGTAGATGTAGCTGATCTTGAGGAGGGCGGCGGCGTCCCCTGAGTTGAATGTGTAAATACCCGCCGCGACGGAATAGACGCCGATGCCGGTAGCGGTTGCTCCCCTTGTCATCGGCAGCATGTTGGTCGCATAAAGCACGCCAAGGTCGGTCGTCCATGAAGCCTGATTCGTCACGGAGATAGTATAGGGCGACGCCGCAGGGACCGCCTGCGCTTCCTGAAATGCCACCTTATTTTCGGCGGGCGTTGTCATCGGCTCGCCGAATACCTGATTGAAAAGTGTGGCGGTTATCTTTGCCGCCTTTGCCTTCGCGGTCAGTTTCGCTGTCCCACGGGCAACCGCCAACGCGAATTGATACTGGCCGAACAATTCCTTCATCGTCCAGCTCATATCGACGCTGATATCCTGCAATGCTCCAAAGGGCACCGGCGTAGGGATTGTAACCGCTGCGCCTGCAAGGGTGATCGTCGGTATGACCCATAATGATCCTGATCCAAATTCGTAAGCCATTTTATTGTCCTCCTTATTTCATCGGTTATTTTTATTCGTCTTCGTCAGGCTCTTCCGGCTCCGGGAATAATTTGAGCAATTCCTGTTTCGCATTTTGAAGCCGTTCCTGAACGATGCTCACGTCAGAGAAGCCCGGCGCATTGTGGAACCATTTCGCAAACCAGGTATCGATCTTCTCGCGACTGCTTTTTTCTTCCATTTCTTCCTCCTTTAAATCGGCGCTAATATCTCAATGGGGATTATGGCCACTTCCTGCGACCCCAGTGACCCCTCTGATGTTTCAATCCGGCCGGCAATCCAGCAATGGCTGACGAGGCCGCCCAATGTCTGAATGTTCTCCGAGGATGCCGGGAATAATGCATCCAGAGCGTCCAGTATCGGATTCAGCATGATCGCAGGCGAGGCGTGCGGGTCCTGCCCCGTGTTCACATATACGTAGATGTCAGCGGCCAGCTTCCATTCTGTGGGCAGCCCGCGCTTGTGCGGCATAGGATCTTCATGACGTTGAACCTGGAAGATCGCTGGCTGATCAGATGATGGTACGTCAGACCAATGCACGAGCCTGCGGCCGATCGTCTTGACCCCTGCGGTGATTGCGATTCCCTGAATAGTTGAAAACAGGGCGCTATAAATGGCCTCGCGGTTCATGCCGCACCCCTCATGCTGGTGACGACCTCGGAGATCGCC